CGCCGCCGAGCTGCGCCGTGGCGTTGGCCATGCCCTCGGCGCTCTTGGCTGCCGCCCATTCCGCAGCGCTCAGCGCATAGCCCGATTGAATGACCTTATCCGCGCCGTCGCCCACCGTCGCCAGGCTCAGCACCAGGTCGCCGTTGGCGTTCACCGAGTAGCCGGCCACCGCCGCGGCGCGCTGCATTTCGGCGATGTAATCGCTGTACGTGCCGGTGGTGGTCACTACCGCCGCAGAGTGTTCCGCCAGCGCCCCCTCGATGCTCTCGGTCGCGGTGATCAGCAGCGTTGCGCCGTTGGCTGCTTGCGTGATAGCATTCGCAAAAGGCACGAGCGCATCCGCACTGGCTGCCTTGAGCGCGTCGGTCAGGTTCTGTGTGGCCGCGCCCATCGCGTCAAACGACGTGGTCGCATCCGTGCTGACCGCCGCCGCCTGCTCGATCAGCGTAGAGCCCTCGGTCAGCACCGCGTTCAGCACCGCCATGCTCTTTTCCTCGGCGGTCAATGCGTCGGCGCTCTTGCCCAGCGTCGCGGCGTATTCCCGGTAGACTTCCTCCAGCTTGACGACGATGCCCAGGTTGTCCAGGATCAGCGGGCTGGCTCGCTTGATGCCCCGGCTCAGGCTGTCAAACAGAAACGATGTGCTCCCCAGCGCCGGGTTGACATCGTGCGCCGCCTGCGCAATCGCCGCCAGCTGCGGCAGCGCGCTCGCCAGCGCCCCGCCCAGCTCGCCCGACGTGCCGATCAGCAGCGTGTTGGCGCTGCTCATCAGCGAGAAGTCCGCCACCGTGCCGCGCACCGCCTCGCGCATCTGGTTGAGCACGTCCGGCGCAGCCCCCAGCGTCGAGGTCAGGTTGCGGAACGAATCCTCGACCTGGTTGATCTGCGCCCCGGCCTCGGCAAAGTCAATCGCCTTGCCCAGCGCAATCGCCGCGGTGCTCACCGCCGCCAGCGCCGTCAGGGCCACCGACGAAAAGCTTGAAAACATCCCCGCTGCGCTGCCCAATTGCCCGCGCACCGAGGTCAGGCCCGAGGTTACCCCGTCCGTTTTGGCGGTCACCTCGGCGTACAGGCTGGCGATACGTTCGCTCATCGGGCCTTAGCCTTTCCGTCCTCGATCTGGATCCACTCGTGGACGTCAGCCATGCTCAGCGCGCCGATCTCCGCCAGCGTCCACCCGTAGCGCTCCGCCAGTATCCAGCGCAGCATTTCAAACGGCGCCGGCGAGCTGTCCGGGTAGCGCAGGTGGAAATAGACGCGCTTGCTCAGTTTGGGTCGGCCAGCGGCTCCCGGGCGGCGCGGAACAGCTCGACCACCACCCGCCGCCAGTCCGGCTGCGGCAGGCGGCGCAGCTCGTCCGCCGTGATGCCCGCCGCCCGCGCCACGATCTCATCCTCGGCGGCCTGCTGCGCGTCCGTGGTCACCGGCTTGATCAACGTCCGGTACTCGTCCAGGGTGATGCGCAGCAGGTCCACCGTGATGACCCGGCCGTCGCTCAGCGTTACTTCGCTCATGATGATCCCTCCAATCGCTCACGCGCCCGTGACTACCACGCCGAAACGGTCTCGGCGGATGTCTGCTGGAATTCGACCTTCATCTCGATCACATCGTCATACTTCTGAGAGAAGGCCGGCCCTTTCGACAGCGCCGGGATGACAAACTTCGGCTGGCCGACAGCCGTGCCTGAGGGCGCGTAGGTCAGCGTGCCCGGGGTGTTCTTGGCAAGCGCCGAGATCAGCGCCGTGCCGCCGGATTGCAGCACGCACGAGACCGAGATTGCCCCGCCCTCGCCGATGCCTCCGATGTACTCGCGGAACGTGTCGGCCCCGGCCGAGGCGTCGATGATCGACAGCGTCGGCGCGTAGTCGAATTGCCGATAATCGGTGTCGATCCGCACCGTCCCGCCCGAATACACCCACGAAAGATAGAGTGCTGAACCGCTTACAGCAGCCATTGGTTACCTCTCCTATTCGCTCAATCGAACCCGATACAATCCGCCCGCCATGTAGACATGCGCTCCATTCGGCGGGTTCTCAACGAGAGAAACGCTGGTCTCTCGCACCATCCAAAATGTCGTGTAGCCCGTCACGCTCAGGCCGCCTTTGTGCAGCAGCCCCGAGAGGTGCCCGTCCAATGCGTTGGCCTGCGCCCGAGTCGCCGCATAAGCCCGCACGTTCCATTGGTCGGAGTACATTTCCCGCGGCGTGATGTTCTCCGGCCCGCCTCCCACGTGGCTGAATACCACATACGGCAGCGACTGCCCGTCCGGCGCTTGCTCGGCGTAGATCGCCGTGCCGCCCAGCGCCGCAATCAGCGCCGTGCCGCCGGCCAGCTTCGAATACAAGGCCGTGCCCATGATGCCGAAATAATCGCTCATAGCAGCGTGAACAATCCTCTCCAGCTGGCGTTGTACTGCGGCCGGATCGCCTCGACCGCCGGTCCCATGAACGGCTGCGCCGCCATGCGGCTCGTGCCCAGCTCCTGGTAGATGCCGTATTCGACGCCGTCCGCCACCCAATACACCATCCGGTCCTTCTTTTCGTTGTGGATCGAGTTCATCAGCGCACCGGTATCCACCGGCGCAAACACCACCGCCCGCGCCTCGACCGCCGCGGCCCCCGAGCGCACCAGGCGTTCTGCTTCGGCCGGCAGCCGGGCGATGATCGCATCCAGCCGCTTGGTGTCCAGCGTGACGCTCATACCCGCACCACCATTGCCCGCACCGTCCCGGTCCATGACTTGCCGTCATCCACGCCGATCACCGCGTACACCTGCCCGCCGTGCTCGATGCGCTGCTCTGCGCTCAGGCTGGTGTTGTGCGGCAAGGTCAATTGCCAGTAAGAAAACGGCTGCAGCGCTCCGCCGGTGACGTACTCCCGGTTATCTTTGCGGCTGGGGTCCAGGCGGCATGGCACATTTGCCGTGGCTGTGCCCCACACCGGAATCTGCGCTCCTTGCCCGTCGATCGCCACTGCCGCGGTCAGGATATTGCAGGTGTCCGGCAGCAGCTCCTCGAGCGCATCGCGCATGTAAAGCAGATCGCCGTCGGTCAGCATGCGTCGCTCCTGTACAGCGTTACGGTCTGGCTGGTCGCCGCCCGCTGCTCGTAGAATTCAGCCATCGCCAGGCATTGCTTGTACACGCCGGACTTCTTAACGCTGTGATTGTCCGTCGAGAAGTCAAACTGCGCCGCGTGGTAAGCCGCTTTCTGCCGCCACACGTCCGCCGCCGCCCGGTTTAGGTCGTAGGTCCGCCCGGTCCAATAGTAAGCGCTCCCGCCGGTTGTGGCGCTAAACGTCACCTGCCCGCTGCGGTAATCCGTCGAATACAGCGCCGTTCCGACCGCGTTCCCGGCGGCGTCCTCGAGCCGGAAGTATGCCGTCCCGCTCTCCAGGTTCTGCGCCGGGATGTAGTAATTCTTGTATTCCACCGTCCCGCCGGAATACGTCTCCCTCGCCTCAAGCGGCTCGCGGTAGGCGTCCCGCCGGTAGCGGTCCAGCACGCGTTCGAGCTGCTTGTCGGTCCAATGCGCCTGGCCGCCGGCGGTGTAATCGTTGCTGCCCGCATTCGCCAGCCCACGCAGGTCGGCGATCAGATCGAGCATCCCGCTCCGTGCGACGTCCCACTCGACCGGGATAATCAGCCGGATCACGCTTTTGTCGCCGTTGGAAAGCGTCGCCGTGATGGTCAGGATGTGCCGCCCGGTGACGGTCTGCTCCGGCAAAGTCACCGGCACAATATCGCCGCTCATCACCGCCCCGACCGTTGGCGTAGATGCCGCCCCGCTTGGCGGTGTGTGCACGGCCGCCGCGCTTGCGATCGTCACGCCGCTCGGCAGGTCCGGTGTGTAATCGGCGTAATAGGTTCTGACCTCGCCGATGCCTTGCGGCCCGGTGGTAATCTCAGTTGCCATATTCGGTCTCCTCCCGCTAGTCGGCGTAATATACGGGTCGTGCGTTGGCGTTCAGCGCCGCCCGCTCCCCGGCGTAGTGTACCGTCCGGTTGCCCGGCCCCAGGGTGGGCAGCACGATCAGCACATGGTCGGCGCTGTGCGCGTGCAGCGCATCGTTCACCGCAAGAATGCTTTCCGCCGTCAAGGCGATCGCCTCGGCGCTGTGGGCGTGATAGCCGTCCGCAACGCTCAAATACACATGCTCGGTCATCGCCGCCGAATCGCTGGTGTGGGCGTGCGCCGCGTCCGCCGCCGCCAGGTAGGCATGGCTGGTGAGCGTCACGTTATCGGCGCCGTGGGCGTGGGTTGCATCCTGCACGGTCAGCGTCGTGCTGGTCGCTCCGCTCAGGTTCACCTCGTCGACGCTGTGGGCGTGCAAGCTGTCCTGCGTCGCGAGCGCGCTGTGCGCCTTCAGCGCCGGCGCATCCACCGTGTGCGCGTGCACCGCATCGGCAGCGGATAGAACTGCATGCGCCGTCAAGGTGACGTTCTCTGCCGCATGGCTGTGGGCGGCGTCTGCCACGGCCAGGAAGCTGTGCACCGTGAGCGTAACATTATCTGCAGCATGCCCGTGCGACGCATCCTGCGCGGTCAGCGCTGTGCCGCCGCCGCTCTCGTTATAGGTCAGCGTGACGTTATCGGCTGTGTGCGCGTGCGCCGCATCCTGCACCGTCATGGGCGGCTCGTACTCAATGTGCAGCCGGGCGCAGTCGGTCGTCGAGCCATCGTAGCTCTGGATCGAGGTATCTCGGGTCGCATCGTTGGCCCGGCTGGTCACGACAAACACCATCGGCGCTCCGGATGAGTAATCGTAGCTGTTTACCAGCTCCTGCACGATGCTGGAGATATCGGAGGTTTGCACCGGACCCTGACCGGCGTTGGTCATCCCCCAATCAACCGACGCCGTTGTGCGCGTGCGGTT